TCTACTAACCTGGATATCTTTTTGTTTACTCGTTTATTACGAGGACTAGCCATTACCACTTAACCTTATCAGCCCAGTAAGCTGCAGACATTCTTCCTCTTGCAATATTCTTTCTATGCCTAGCTTTAAAAGATTTTCGTTTCATTTTCATTCTACGAGACTCTCCTGCTTTGGGTTTACCAGCAGTTTCGGCTCCTTTCTCTCCGAAGCGAATGGTCCTTATCTTATCTCCTACCTTTGCAACAACAACATGAGATTTTTTAGGGTGGTTAGGGGTTCTTTTGGGTTTATTATATCCTGACACTCCCACTCTTTCAAGTCTTGGGTCTTTTTTTTCTGGCATTATGCTCTCCTTACTCTACTTGCTATCTTTTTAGTGTACTTTGCTTTAGGCTTTCCTGCTCTAGTAGCTGCTCTTTTTCTTTTGTTAGTAGCTGCTTTTTCTGATGCGGATAAACTCGCTCTTACTTTCTTGGGCAGGTAACGTCCTCTTTTGGACTTTGGTTTCTTTTCATCACCTTTTGTTGTGTAACCCCATTCTTGTTTGGTCCACTTAGATAGTTTATTGGAACTAGACTTTGCTCCTTTATAACCTCCACCTGCTTTTTTATATCTAGCGGTAGCTAACTGAGCCTTTCGAGCTGACCACTTTCCTGCCGGTCCACCCTTGCTGCCTGCTTTTACACTGGCAACAATACGTTTCCATTTTGCAGGTTGTGTCTTTGTAGCACTAGCCATTACTTTTTAGCTTTGTGTACTTTCTGTACTTCAAAAGAAGCAGTAAGGCTTGCACCTTTGTGTGCCTTGAACTTGCCAGTATGCTTCATAAGTTTGTACTGGTTCTTCCCTTTTTTCATCCAGTGATGACCAGTGGGGGCTTTGACTCTTTTAACTGTCATATTGTACCTCTAATCTTATGTTATAGGTTATATTACCCCATTTAACCTGTTTAGGGTAATCCCAGTATCTATTGAGAAGCACTTTCCTCTAATAGTCCGGTTTCAAATGCTTTGAGCTTATCCCTAGAAAAACCTTTAAACTCTTGTATCAATGCTAATGACTCTGTTTTCTTTTCTGTAGACAATAGACCTGCTATCTTCATTAGTGTTTCTAGTGCTCTTAGTTTGTCAGAATCCTTAGCATCTTTCTTATCTACTATATCTTTTGCTTGTTCTAGTAGATATGTCTTACTGATACCGAGGTCATCTAATATTTCTTCGATTTCTTTATTGACCAATGTTCTAATCCTCTTTTGTCTTAATAGTATCCTAGACCTTTCAAGTGCATATTCCTCGTTGTTAGTATCAAACGAATGTATATATGCGTCCTTCTTGTCTATACCTTGTGCAACTAGCTTGGCAAAGTATCTTTCTTTTTCAGTTATATATTTATGTCTACCACTACCAAAACGGTTAATATCCTTAGCAGGGTCCCCTTCTAGCTTTTGCTTACCATTTGTATATTTAAGACCTAGTAATGTTTTAACAACTGTCTGTTTGCCTTTATAAGCAGTGCTATTGATAGTACTCTTTTTAATTATACTAAGTATCTGTCCATCATCAGTAATGGTCCATTCACCTTCTTCTGCAGTGCGCCAGTCAGTATTAATCTTTTCTTTGGGGTATTCTTTACGGAACTCTTTTTCATTATCAAATAAATGATAATCCACGCCTTTGATTGTCTTAAGATACATTACGCCTTAGCTTCAATCTCAGGGTTAGGACCAGCAACAAAGTCTATTAATACCGGGGTATCCATCTCATCTATGACCATTAGTATCTCCATCATGTATTGGTGGTCACCAGTATCAATGAACTTCTTTGATAGACTCTTTAAATAATCTATCGCAGGTCCTAAATCAAGCACTTCTATGCGAGGTTCTAATTCCATGGCGGTAATATAATCATAGAATGTAGTATTCAACAAGTAATTAAAATAAGTGTTGACAGGTATAGTGTTTTTACTATAAATTTCAACTGTTGGTTGAGAGGAACAATAATATATTAATATATTAATATTATATTATTAATATTAAATAATATTATTAATATTAGATAGATAGTTAATATTATAATATTTTAATATATTACCGCATTTTACCGCCGCAGGCAATCCTACCTAAAACTTCTAAAAAAATCCAAAAAAAATATTTTACTATGTGTGTCTTTCTTTTTTTATGCACACGCCACCCCCCGTTGCCTTTTCGTTGAAAAAAAGGTAGGTTGAGAAATCTGACTTCATTTCATAGTAGGTTAAATATTTCACAATATAAACGTAGCTACAAATAAAATAATAAAAATACGGGAACATTTGAACCCGTCAATCATATACAATACAGTTATTTGAAAATGTTTTTCTCGCCCTTGGTGAATCTACCGCACCATTGCCTGACAGCGTGCGGAGGGCGTTAGCGGGTCTAAGTCTCTCGAATGCAACCCGTGATTATTCTCAACCCTTAATAATAAATAATAGGAGATTCAAATGAATCAATATGATGAATATGCACAAATGATGAACGGCGCACAATCTAACGGTATTATCAACGGCGTTCCTAACTTGCAAGATAATAGTATTACAGAGGCTAATCTTATTTCAGGATTGCCAAGTGTTACTAACTACAATGACAACCTACAATCTGTAGATATTACAGAATATGAAGATATTACAGAAACTCAAGAAGAATCTGTAATACTTACTAATTCTTACAATGTAGGCAATGGACAAACACATGAGGCATTTGCACCAGTTAAGAAAATGCAAACGCAATATGATGACAGAAGGAAATCTGTTTGTCACAATGTGAATATGTTAGTCAATGGCAAGTGGGAAGAAGTAGGAAGTGGCGTTAGCCCTAACTACTTGGTTATTAGTAATAAAGAGCTTAATGCCTATTGTGAGCGGATTAGACGTGGTACTGGTATGAAGTGGGTACATGACCGTATGATGTTCGATGGCAAGCGTTATAAGAACGTTTATAGGACAGAAGACAACGGCATTCATGTTCCTGAGCTAAACGATACAATGTATATCATATTTACAGAAGTGAATAGCTATGATGGTTCAGGCATGGCGGGCTTTAGAATCGATTTTATGGTATTATCTTGCCTTAATGGTATGATATCACCTAGATATGGACTAGAGCACAAGATACGCCACTCACTACAGAAAGTAAACTGGAAGGAAGATATAACCAATGCTAACAGGTTACTTACTGGCGAACGCTGTAATAACAGACTCAAGGAGTTTTCTACAGCTTTAAAAGGATTACACAAACCAGTCGGATTAGAAGACTTGGCGATGATTAGAAATAAATACATCAACAAGCTTAATCCACTACGTTATGGTGAAATCTTAACCAACTTCCACAAAAAGGATGGAAAGACAGCTTGGGACCTATGCCAAGCAGGTACTGATAACTTCTGGCACAGGAAGAAAAGAAACCTCAAGGTGACCAAAGCTGACTTTGACAACAATGGTGAGTTTGTAGACGGCATGATTGAATTTGCCAACGCAACTGCATAGCACAATACAACCAAACTACGGGAGGGCGCAAGCCCTCCCAGAAAGAAGAGAATAAAATGACCTTTACTACAACAATTGAATTAACAGATGCAGTGTATTTTATAGAGTACGCTATGTCATGTGTAACAAAAAGCTTAACAGTAGTTTATATGTCTAAAAATGGCAAGTTCCACAGAATGAACTGGATAAAAGATAAGATTACTAAAAGAAATATAGAGTCTATGTTAGAAATGGACTACGAAAAGCAAACTAGCAAGTAAATAAGGACAGCCCCCGAGAAATCGGGGGTTTTCTTTTTTTTAATATTTTTTTATATAATCCATTCACGTAGGTAATTCACGTAGATATTTTAAAATGTAACATTCACGTAAAGACTGGACGCATTGTGAAATCTATTTTTATTATAGGATATTCACGTAACTACTATTTTATTAATATAATTCACGTAGCTAGGCAGATTGTACAATATAGGGACTCATAGGTAATATATTAATATTATATCTTTTATTTATATTATATATATTAGTATTAATATTATAATATATTAATATTAGCGAAAATAAGATACCCGAATCTCCCCCCGACAAACGAATTATTTTAATTATTTTGGAACTTTTTTTTATTTATCTTGTATACAATACAAACAAACGCAAAGGAATTTTTAAAATGATTTTTAACATATCACACGAAAGAGAAGTAGAAGTAAGCGAAGCAAACATTCAAGCCCTTATAGAAGATATTATACAGACTGCAGAAAGTGAAGACCTCGCAGATTATCAAGGCGAATCCTACACTTGGGATTTTTACCAAATGTATTTGAAAAAGAACATAAGAAAGAGAGTGGATTTTGAAAAAGAAGATAGAGAGCTTGATTTGCAAATTAGAACTTTGCAAGCTAGACGGCAGAGATTAAATCAAAAGTACAATAAAAAAGATTAGTTAAGGGTAAAAGGGGGTTAGGGTTTCCTTTCCTTAGCCCCCTAAAAACTTTGGAACTTTTAAAATAATAAAACGTATAAAATAAAAACGAGAGGAAATAAAATGAAACTACACCACACCAAATATAAAAAGAACTACAAGAAGTTAATCTTAGGTTCTTTGAATGATGTTGACGGGATGAACAGAGAACAGAAAATAAAGCACTTATCAAATAGGATTGACTCAGAATACGGACACCTTGTAGAGAGATTAGGGAGGCAGAAAGCTATTTCAGAATGGCTATCGGGTTTAGCAATCAATATTCCATTCTACAATCAAGATATATTACAACTTGCTAAAGATATGGGTTCAGTGGACAATGAACTAACAGAGAGACAAGAAGAGCGTATTATAGAAAACTACTGGAATTTCATGGCGATGATGGTCTTGGAACTAGAGAAGGAAATATAAAATATGAGAGTTAAAATAAAAGAGTTAGAGGATAATATTTCTACAATCAACGCTTGGCTTGGTCATAAACAAAAACCATTCTCGAAAGATAAAAATGGAAACATAACAAGGAACGAGGGGACGTATTATCTTTATAGGGGTTTAGGTAAGTTTCGCCTTGAGCAAAACGGAGAAACAGGGGTTCGGCTTGTTTCAGACCTTATGACTAAAAAAGAATTAGATATTTGGCTATTGGGTTTTGTTAGAGCATTAGAGCAGACAGGTAAAACGCCACAACTTAAAAGATTGTAAAATAAAAATAAACTAGAGAAAGAGAACTGAACTATGAAAGAAAGAACTAGAAGAGCCTTAATAGATTTAATGATTATAACCGATGAACACAATCTACTTAGGGATGTAGACGAAACTCCAAAAGATTATAAGGATACAAAGAAACAAGCCTATTACGAACTGATGGCATTTATAAAAGAATATGGAGATAAGGGAACTAATTAACAATTAATGCGTATAAAAGAATAAACAAAGGAAAGAAAGATGAACACAGAAATAAGTAAAGATTGGTTTGCATACGTACTATCAAGGTTCGTTGCTTTTGAGATGGATGAAGAAGAACGGCAGAAATTTATTGAGAGATTGATATCAAGTTGGATGTACACCAATAAAAATTGGAACCTATATGAAGTAAGTACGCACCTCAATCTACCTCACTTTGGAGAACCTATTACAAAGTTAGAGAGCAATC